TAAGAACTTGGCGCTCAGATGCGCATCAATATTTTCCTTAACGGTTTTAATCCCGTTAATGAAGTATCCGGTGTTCATCTACTATCAAGGATCTATTCATAGATCTCCAATAGGCGAGATAGCTAAGTTATCAAGTAAGGCCCTATTCTCCAGTTGAATCTGAAGAAAGCCTAACTGATCTATACTTAACGGACCTGTGATTTCGGTCACAGGAACCTCATTGCTGATCCATGGATATCAAAAATAAATAACCTCCCAAGGGAGATCATTTAAATAGATAAGCATGGCATTAGTCAAAAGAATAGATATTCCCAGTCCTACCAATACAGATGCCGCTTTATTAGCTGGCTCCATACTAGCCCATCATCCTTCCGAGTTGAAGACTTTAACATCTTCAATTAACTCTTCCAGATCATCGCCAACATCTATTAACAAAATTGTTAATAAGACGGGAGGATCGTACCCGAACTGTAATAAGCAAAAGCTTACTATAGCTCCCAGGACGAACTCTATTAAGGATCTATAATATAGATTCGATGAGGGAATAGATGACTGAACCGGATCTTCTGTTGAACCACGTTCAGGTGAAGGTTCCGGAGCTTCAGGCTCTGGAATATCAGGATGATACTCCTTACCATAGAAGTCCGCTCATATAGGTTTAGTGACGTCTTGTCAAAATTTATAAATTAAGAGGAAATCTCTAAAAGATTTATCAAATTTCCCGAGTCTAGATTCAGGCCAGAATTTCTCTGGAATCTTAGCCTTAAGATCATCCAATTTAAAGAAATGGATACATAACTCTTCTATTTTCATAAACTCAGGAGACATCTCAGGTATTGAGTTTTCTAATTCAAGGACCTCAGCATAGAATTCATGAATATTATCATCAATATCTATACCAAGGTTTAAATCCTTTAAAGAAGAAAAACGATACCCGTGATGAGACATCCCACCACCAGTTCACCCCGAAAGATACTCGAGGTCTATTTGACCTTCAGTAACCGACGGTGATAAAACAGCTTTCCAAGGCAAATTAGTCTTGAAAGATACTGCTTCATCACGATGAACTGTGGAAGTAATGGAAATAGGGGTTGTTTGATCCAAAATTTTATCAATATCTTGAATGGTAGACAAATATGTAGAGTTGGCCTTTCAGATAGATTGGAATTTTTCAAAGACTAAAGTCTCTAAAATTTTAATCACCTGAATTACAGCCTCTTGATGAGGATAATGATCCTCATGTAAAGAGTTCTGGAAAATCCAATCTACATACAAATCTTTACCAAGAGGGCTAGAAGGGTGAGTTAATCACACTAATAACACTCTTAGTCTAGTTCCAAGTTTAAAGAAGGGTACTTGATGTACTCACATCTTAGCCTTGTAACCATAGCCCATTAAAGATAAAATAGAATTCAAGGACATGTCATATTTCCTAACTAATTCTACAACCAGACTAGTAGAGGCTCAAGTGGCTACTACCTCTTTTCAAGGTAGCATATTAGCAGTAGTTAGATCTACAAAGAATTTCTTTGCAAATTCAACTACAAATTTATTCTTAGAAAGAATAGATTTAGCTAATCCCGCTTTAACTCCTAGAATCTCTAGTAGATTACGATATTCACGTATGACATGACCCCCTTTAATTACCCCGTCATCTCCTAACACTGCATAATCAGAGAATCATCCTTTACGATAACCCGCTTTGAATGCAGAATACTGCATCAACGCATGGTGAGTAAGAGCTAACATAGCTCAAGATGATAAGGCACCCATTGGTTGACCAACTTTATAAATCACGTTAGATGGAGTGCCATTAGGCACTTCAAATTGTGATTCTAGTTGATCATTAATGGGGACCTGATAAGGCCTCTTTACTAGCAGATCTGCTCAGCTTTGAGCAAAACTACTAGAATCAAGAAGCTTATCCTCAAACAGGACCTTTAATAAGGATACCTGAATAGCAATAGGAAGACGATCAGTGGCAGCGGATAGATCAATAGAGCCAAAAGATCCCTTAGGATTAGATCCAAATTCATCTTGTAATCTTACTATAGGATCCATTTGATTAAATGTCCCATCCTGAGGAATCTTTGGCAAAATACTAAAGATTCACTCATGGAGAGGGGACATTAATCACTGGGTTCAGGCGTCTACCATAGCAAACACACGTACTTTTCCCGCTGGTTCCTTTTTGAAACCTAGACGGCCTAAGTACTGGCTTTGGATAACAGAGTTTCCTCTTATATCCAAGTCCTTATGTGTAGCTAAAGAGACTGCCTGCATACGATGTAAAATCGTATTACCAGATGGAAAATTAGGTAAGAATACTTTTAAACTTTCGAGCATATTGTGATGGGCTCCTATACGGAGTCACGCACGAGCTGAAAGTATAAGAGCATAAGATGAACTATTAACAAAGCCAGTGGATGCTCCACATATAGAATATGTAGAGGGCCCTGATTTGACAATAGGAAATAATCTAGCTGAATTAAGGTCGGGAAAGGAGCTTAACTTTAAGAGATTTGGTTTAAATGTAGTCCTCAAAAAGGACTCCCATTCAGGAATGAAGGATGAAATATCTGGTCCAGAATCCGTGATAGTAGAGAGTTTAAGAACTCCTCTATAATCTAAGATTCGATAAAGACCAAATAAAGTCATCCAAAGTCTAATTAGCCGGATATCTCTATCACGACTAATAAGACATCTCACACCTGCCGGAATTATAAGAGGGACCCCCGCTCTGTTACGAGAGGGGCGAACCTTTAATTCTGTTAAATCCAAAACTTTATAACCTCCTACAACCTGTTGAAGTAAAACTTGACAGGCTTTTAAATAAATGACAAGACCCTTTAAACCGCTATGACGCGCTAAATTATGACATTTAAACGCAAACCTCACCACCTGTTTCACAACAGATTTGGATGAACGAGGGTGGACTCCTCTAACTAACCGCAAAGTTAGTTTTATGAGTCCACGGCCCTTATTTCTAAAGACCAGACCGTTGATAGTCTTCAATTTAGATGCTATGACGTCTGCTAAAAGAATAATCTTTTGCGCAAAATCGCCAGATCTGAGTGTCCCTCCTTTTGGTTGAGACGCCAAGTTAATAGTTTTAGTATTAATATTATTATTATTCATAATATAATGTTATATGCTACCTATTAGCTGTCTTAATCATTAATCTATTCGCGCTGCAGTAACTTTAATTACTGGCGCTACGTAGATGGACGGAACTATGAGGACCTTACAATTATGTAGGGGATCCCCTATAGAACACTCAACACACCCAAAATTGCTAATATCAACCCCTCTTTCCAGTCCATACGGACTGGGGAGTAGGTCCTCGATTAGAGGTTTAGCGAAGGTCGATTAATATTGTATGGAGAATTAAACCCTCTCCAACCTATTAACTACCTTCCCAGGTTAAAACCTGGAATCTTGGCACTCGGGGCAACCACATGCTCAGACTCAGATGCAAGCAAATGAGCGTAAAGAACATATGGCAGTAACATGCTTTATGTTATCATCCAATAAT